ATGATAACCCCGTCCCAAACGCCTAAAGCGCCGGTGAAGATTGGATTATCTTTGCCACGAACTTCAGCTTCACGACGGGCTTGGCTGAATGTAGCGTTGTTCTTCAAATCGTATGCTTGCCACGGATGCACAAACAAAACGTAGAAGTTTTCGCCTTTAACGCGCAACGGTTGAATCTTCGGCTCGGCCATAACAGCCTTGACACGCGCTTTAGAAATCAATTCCGGCGTGATAAGATCAGTTGCACCTAAAGAAGCACCGCCCGACGCATTAGCGCAGAGATAACGGCTGGTAACAATGTCATCTGGGGTATTTGACCAAAGAGCGTCAGTACCGACAACAACACCGTTAACATCGTTAAGGGTTACGTTCGCGCAACCACCAAGCTTTAGAAAGAACTGTCTTTCAATAAATTCTTGAAGACGGATCGTAAGCTTGTCTTTTGCGTCCATACGCATATCGTAAGCGTTCTTCTGCTCATCCAAAGCACCAGTCAACCGAACGGCAAACCGTTTTTGATCGATCAAAATGCTTTCAGAATAAGCGGAAATCGCTTCTTCGTTACCTTCCAATTCGCTATCACCAGAAACGCCAGCGCCAGTCAGACGAGTCGTTAGACCAATCGTAACCGTATCGCCTTTGTTCTTTGATAATTCGCTTTTAACCTGAATAACATTGTTCACATCTTCGCCCATTAAACCACCTTCGACGAAGTAAAGGCCACGCATTACATCTTCGTATAGCGCCTTCTGCCACAATTCTGGCCGGAGGCTATCGATCGACACTGAATTTCCCATTGAATTAATCTCCTATTTATAACCCACAAGACTCGCGCAATATCCTGTCTCGTGTCTCTTTCGATAACTTGCCGTATTGAATTGCCGACATATTTGCGACATCTTCAACCGTCAAGTCACCTTCAGCGACGGAAGACTTCCCACCGCCACCAGACACCGACGCGGACGTTGTGCGCTTCTCGGAGTTTTTAATTGCTCTGTCAATTTGTTTAGTTTCAGCTTTCGGCTCTGCCTTAGCTGTCTTGCCATAATTCGGATGTAACCGACCAATGTTATACGCCACTTCCGCGACGTTCTCATCAGGATCATTTGCCGCCTGTGCTAAAACACGAGCGTATGATTTATTTGTCTTAATCATTTCTGCGGCAAGTTTCGTAACCTCGTCGTAATCTGCGTACTTTGCCTTTGCCTCTACCTCTTGCACTTCAACGCGCTTAATAATAGATTGCGCTTGTGCATTTACTTTTTCGGCTTCTTCGGCCTTAGCTTTCTGCATACGCTTAAATTCGCCGACGGTCATAATCCTTTCGTCGTCTTCATCCACCTCTTGCTCTTTTGCTTCTTGACTATCTTCAACGCTTTTAGGCTGACCTGTCTTTAAGAGTTCAATCTCTCTCTTAGCCGCTGCAAGCTGGATAGCTGTAAGTTCTTTTTCTCTTTGGGCTTCTTGGCGCTTTACACGTTCCTTTTTGCGCTCCCAATAAAGTTTCTTTTCATTAGCATTGAAATCTCGGACAATCTCATTTTCTTTTTCGGGGGACAATTCTTCTTCTGTTTCAGTCTTGACATCATCTTTTCCTTCCACAACTTCTTCACTATTCTTAACAATCGCATCGTCATCTTTAACCTCTACTTCTTTAGGCGCAGTCTCCTCGAACATTCCTAAATCTTTTCCCATTTGTAGCTCTTGTTCGCTGATTTGACCTTGCACTTCTTCGACTGCGATCTTTTCCATATTATCCCCCATTTACCGGAGAAGCGCCCGGCATCGCGTTTTGCGCCTGTTGAGCTGACGCAATAGCTTTTTTAATTTTAGATTTTGAAGCCTCGCCTATCATCGACTCGTCAACGAGAACATCCGGGGGTATAGGCATACCCTTTCCGGCCATCTCTGCTAACATCAAATAGTTACCATACTTAACCGTCGGGCTAGCATTTGTCTCGTCAACTTCAACGTCGTACTTAGCAATCTCTATATCATTTAAAACTGTATTAAACAAAGCTACAACGCCCTCTTGGTCAATTTCCATTTGCATCTGTCCAGTATCGTCCATCATTGGAACAGGCTGACCATCAACAGGCGATTGCGTCATTACTGGCTTTGAGAAATTATCTTTAATAAATGCAGTTCCGCAAACTTTAACTGCACGCTCGACGGTGTAAAGCTCTCCAAGTTGCGATAATATAAATCTTCCTAATAATTTCGTAGTCAACGAGAAGTTGTCTAAGATGCGCTGTAACATGACAATCCCTTGCTGCTGCCGCAAATAAATCGCCCGACCTGACGCATCGGTCTTATTCATTGCTAAAAGATCGCTGTTAATCCCGCTGATTTCCTTCATATCTTGTGTATTCTCTGCGGCAAGTTGAGCGTGTCCTTGAGATAGCGGCGCAGGTGTAATGCGTTCCGGCTTCTGTTTCCCGTTCTTATATTCAAGCGTGACGCCAGGCGTTGATCCGTACTTCTCGACGTCGGACTTCTTCACCCAAGTATCTTGCTCGGCAAGCCAGCCGCTATTTGCCGTCGAGTTAAGTATGCGAAGTTCCTGACTTCGGCGCTTGTTAAGTTCACGCTGCGGATCTTTAAGACTGCGGACAATTCCTTGGATGCGATATTCTTGACCGTCTTTAATTGGCACTGTAATCCTATGCGCGAAAAATGGAATTAGTGAATAACCTTTCCACTTCGGATAAAACGGGCTGATAAACTCGTCAACAACAGTATCTCCAACCAAAGAGCAGAACCATATCTCTGGAACAATGCGATGAATAACTTTTGCCACAACTTCGCCGGAGATAGTATTCTTCTGGTCAACGTATAGCTGTGCTTCGTCTAAATCTTTTGCTTCTTTCATATCGCCGATCTGTTTGTCAGCGATGATGTATTTGCTTACATATTTTTTGTATTGATACTCGACAAGATCGTAATTATCTTCTTTGCTGTAATCTTCGCCGGAACCTGTGCCGCCAGCTTCATCTAACTGCGGATAATCAAGTGTCTGAATCTTAGTGTTATCGCCGGAGTTGATAGATAAAGTTCGATTAGAAATCTTTTCAATGATTGACTTCTTATCAGGGAATAACTTTAAGACTTGATTTTTGGTAAGGCCGGGAGAAACTTTAATAATATATTCAGCGTCGGAAAGGTCGTACTCTACACTTGCAGGGTCAACAAAAATATTTAAGGGGTTGCATTTCTTGACGCGAAGTTCCCCGTTAACAAGATCATTTGAATAATCAATGTACGGCTCTATCCATCCCTCGCCGCAGATAACACCATCTTCAAATTGTTCGGACTGTTTATATCCTGCGTCACTGATCTTAACTGCATTATGAATTAGACGTGTGACAACTTCCGCGTAAAGACTATCTTCGTCACCTTCTGGATAAGCGACAATATCAGGACGGTTTTGTCTCTGGTATCCAGAGATCATAAATAAATTTGGTTGAATCTTATTGATTGTTAATGCAGGAACACCAGCGCGTTCGAGTGTCAGCTTATCTTCATCGCGCCATTGTTTCCCGACGGCAAATGCAAAATCTTCTTCTGCCTCGTCGAGCCAATCGCGTTTAACTGACTTTGCACGTTTCAAATCTGATAGGATATTTGCGGCTTTATCTTTTGTGTCGTCGGAGATCATGAGTTCCTTCGCGTTATCCAACAAAAAGGGCGCTAATCGCGTCTAGACGATTGCGCCCTGAAAATGCTTGTTGGTTTCCTAACCCTATTAGCTAGATAGGTTTAGTTTATGAATTTCTATTTTGAATATACGATTATTTGTATCAACAATCAACGAATTATTTTATAACTTTCAATATGATTATCAAGCGACATTATGCCATCCCACGATGTTATTATTTGCGCCCATTGGCTCTCACTGTAAAGTTTACCATTGTGATTGTGTATGTACTCTCTTTGGTTAAACGGTAATTGACTTTGATCTGGAAGACCAACTTCGTTTCTCACCTGTTCGCGAAGTTCATTGAGTGTAATTGTTTCCATATTATGCGGTCATCGGGTTGCGATGCGTTGCTGTGTCTTCAAATACGTCATAAGCATCTTTGTTGCCTTTAGATCGTTGCGGTGTCCAGAAGTCAACGTACTGCAAAGCCCAAAGACCCATGGTAAAGCAATCCGCTCTGTCCGGCGATCGTCCAAGCTTCTTTTTAATCCAATCTTTAGGCATTAGCAATATCTTACCGTTAGAGTTTACAATCTTAAAAGGAACGGTTGTAAGCTGTCTTGACAGTTCCATGTCTTTAATCTCTGCAATCTTCTTGTCCCTGATCTGCTCCATCACGTAGAAATACGCTTCACTGCGAAGATTTACAAAGTCGTTCTCTTTGTTCGCAGAATTAGATGAGTTGAAGTAAATAACCCTCTTGTTTGGGATCTCATTAAGCCGGTCAGCAATTCCTTTACCAATACCAATACAGTCAACCACAACGTCGTCGCACTTATTTTGAGCCATGAATATAAGCACTTCTCCGACGATCTTCATTGTGTCGCGTTCATTCAATACCTTTTCGGCCTTCTTCTCTCCGTTCTCGATGTAATACATAACGCACTCATCGCCGCCAAGCGAAGGGTCAATGCTTACAATCTTCTTTAATCTCGGGAAACTGATCGTCAGCCCCCGGAGCGCATCAATCATTATCGGTGTGATAAGGATATTCTTTTCAGCGGAAACGAAAGCCTCTTGCGGATTGCTCGGATACTCCTGCTTGAAAATACTTACATACCCTCTACAGTTATTGCGAATACACCAACGACGCCACTGCAAGCGTTCTTCAATAAAGTCTATGCCATCCTTCTTCATGACATCGTAAAGGTATCTTTCTTCTGAAGTTATCTCGCCAAACGACGGATCGCCAAGTATAAAGTTCTCCGTATTCATGCGGTAATCGTCTCCCCAATACCATGGGATAAAGATATTTACATAGTCACTCTCGCCTTTCTCGGCGGCGTCCCACTCCTCTTTGAAGTGATTTAATCCATTGGCTGTTGTCTCTTTAATAATCATTGTGCGGGGAAGCGCCGGGACAGAGTTTGAAAGCCCGTCCATTAAAGCATTGGCATTGTCGAAGAAAGCGTACTCGGACAAATGAACATTTCTGAAGGTATATTTACGTCCAGCGTCGGGGTTTTGTGATGTATCAATTAATATCTGACTATGTATATCTGCAAACTCTAACTTCTTTTGGTTGCTTCTTTTCTCTTTGACGAGCAAATGTTCCGGCATCTGTTCTTGGTATAGCTTAGACATTTCAAAAATATAGTTACTTCCGTCTAAATCATCAGCAATAATCAGCGAGTTTGTATTGTCTGTGTAACTTGTAAGCGCAAAGATAACACCCTCAATCAGCGTCGAGATACCAAGCTGTCTGGCCTTAAGGACATTGACCCGTATAATCTTATTCTCTACCCATAGAACTTTTATACGTTCAAGAAATCTGCGTTGCGCGCGATTAAGAATAAAGCTCTCAAGCGTCGCCGCCTTAGTCTTTATCTTTAAATGCCCGTCTTCAATTAACGTGAAAGGATCACGTATTGCTAGAGCCTTCTGCGCTAATTGTCCGATCCCCTGTTGTTGGTCGGGCAAGAGCGGCAAGTGATTTAAGTTCATCTAATGTCAGCTTTCCGAATTGTGCAACTGCAAGATTAAAGTTTACTGTTGTTCCACCAAGTTCTTCTAACAAATCTTTTGGCAAAACGCTAATTATCGCTCTTAGAAATTCTGGATTGACATATTTAACACCGTCTCGGATTTCAAAGAGAGATCGTCTTAGCGCTTCGTCGCGATCAGGTTCATTATTGAAAACGTCTAGGAGGGTTTCTTTAAAAAGATTAGCTTTATTCTTAAGGTTGGCTGGTCTACCCGGACCACCTTTAACTGCATACTCGCCAAGCCTTGCAGCTATCGGATTTAAAGGTTTTTCATTGGTTTTTAAACCTGTTTCTTCCACAATTTCACCATAACCCTTTATGTATCAATAGTCAACGAATTTTATTGTTTAACATTTCACGTGAAATGTTACCTTATTTAAAGATTAATAATTCTAATAATCTCATTAAGTTTAGCCCGAGTCTCCCGAATTGCCGCGCGTACTTCATTGTTGATAGATAGAAGATCGGGCTTGCTTGCGTCGAGTAGATCAATCTTTTTGGGGACCTCACATCCAACAAAGAATTTATGCATAGCGCTTTGCAATGTTTCCCCTTCCTTCACCTCAACAACGTCCCCCGGCTTTAAATTCTTACTTCCCTTTGGTCGTGGCATTTGATTGTCCTTTCTGTTTTGTTAAAATCTTATTCATGTCCCTTATCCACATCTGACGCTGCCGACGATATGCAGTGTGTAGGTCTCGGGGGTCGCC